TGTTGCAATAAAAAAAGTTACAGGAACATTTGGTCGCCGTGTATAGATAGGTGATTAAATGGCAGATAACGATGTTACTGAAAAATTAATGAATACTTTGATTACAAAAATGGAATCAATGGACAATGAAATTATAAATTTAAGAAAAATGATTAATTCTCCACAAGCAATACTGAAAAAAGCAGGGTTTGTACCAGTACGTACACCTTTTTCTGAAGATGTAGAAACTGATGCTTTTAGAGCAGATACTTTTACTAAATCTGACATACCTGATTCTGCTAACCCTGATTCTTATACAAATGAAGAAATTCACGACATGACATGGGCCGATATACACGAAATGGCCGAACAACATAGAGAAGTAAAGGAGTTGTATTAATGAAACCTCGATATGAACCAGTAGCAAAAGAAGTAAAAGACATGATGACGAAAGCGGAACTTTTGGTTAAAAGGTTAGATGTTTTAGAAAAAGCAGAAAAATGCCCTACATGTGGAATGATGAAAGCAAATTGTTTACAAAAAACTGGTTGTGGAGTGAAAAAATACGGTGATATGAAAAAAAGCACAGTTCATTTAGAAACATCTCATTCTACACAACCTATGGGTCAAGAATTCCACATAGTATCCGGTGAATCTGCAAGAAATGCATTCTATGGAACTAACAATGCTCTTTTAGATTCTGAAGTTGTAAAAAACTCAGGTGCAATAAATGAAACACCTAATCTTGAAACTTTGAATAAAAAACTTAATCCTCATGATTTAAACATCAAATTAGATGACATGGGTGGAAAATCTCCTACTGGCTCTGATTTGGAGTGAATTTTATGGGAATAGTGAAAATTATAAATAAAGCGATACCTATACATGATTGTAAAGTCTGTGGGGGTAATGTTACAATTGGTTGTCAAAAATATGATGATATGCCTTTTTATAAATGCCCTGACAATGTAAATTAAAATGGGGTTAAGGAGATGATTTTGTGCAAGAAAATGACATCGAGATTTACTTAAGGCACAGAAATGATTTTTTAAAAAGTATTTTACAGTATGAAGACTATGACGATGAATTACTTTCTTTATCAAATACTATTATCAATCTCCAAAACAAAAACATATCTTTCACTAAGTCGTGGATAGATGAATATTGTCTTAAAATGGCGAGTGAAATAAGACCTGATTATATCATTAAAGAAAAAATTAATCTTGAAAACTTACCAATAGATAATATCAGTATCAAGGATTTGGTGAATAGTAATCCTAATTTATCTAATAACGAAATACTTGCAAAATTAAAAGAAATGAGAAGTCAACGAAATCCTCCGTTTAAAACGAATTTTGATGATGATGATATTTTGATGCGTATTAACGATATTCGTTTTAAAAAATCAAAATTAAATCCAACACAATGGATAGAACAAGGGAATCCTCCTCCTACTAAAAGAGTTGTAAATGAAGTTAGTAGAGAAGAAGATTATGGTAGAATGAAAGGTAATGTAAAAGGGAGACAGTCTGCTGCCGATGAAGCCAATTTTCGTAATATTGATGAATATTTATTAGATGAAGGAAGAAGTTTAAGCGAAAGTGCTTCTTTATGGCCTACTACGAAATCCGGTATAAGTCATTTTTTCGATAACAATAATCCTATGGTAGAACAACATCCAGTTAATGGTTTACCAAGACATTTAGATACTTCTATTAGATACGTTTTAAGTGGTGAAGCAGATAAAGTGAAAAAAGCGGTAGAAGAACATTATGAGCACCATAAAAAATCTAAAAATCCGGTTGTGAGTGGAGTTGTGAAACCAACTGGTTTAGGTACAAACATAAAAAATGTAAATACTGATGAAGATAAAGTACAAAAAAATGAAATTTACCATCCATTTATAGGTGAGACTAGTCAAAACGGGGGATTAAATGGTTCACAATTACATGCTAAATCTTTAGAACAATTCAAAATGAATAACTTAGATACTGAATTTGATGGTAGAGAGTTAGATAATTTATTTGAAGGGACTAAAAAAGTAAGTGAAATGAGTGATGATGAGATATTGAAAACTCATCTTATGACTTGGGCTGAAAAATCTAAAAGTAAAGATTTTATTAAACCTGATAAAACATACAAAGAATATTTGGCGGCTCAAGGTTTGGGTGAAAGTGAAATTACTAAAAAAGTTGAAGATGAACTAAGACAAGATTATGTTGCGAATGGGAAACAATGGCCTGAAGATGTTAAAGAACAAATTGCTATAGTTCAAAATCGTCTTGGTGAAATGCATGGTGATAATCATTATCATGGTGTTGGTTTTCTTACACATGCATTAGGTATAGAATTTTTATCACCACAAGATAGAACTACTGTTTTTAATCATTTGATGGAACATGGTACTGATAATGCTGATAAGCAAGTTATACAACTTTCTGACGGTAAATTAAATATGAGTTATTTGAAAACTCAAATGATGAGCCGTGTAATACCAGCATTAAATCATTCACAAAGAGCACCAAATTTTGCTGGCCCTAATCTTTCTGCTAAATTTGAAGATGAAAAATTAAAATTTAAAGATAAATCGAGAACATTAGGTTTTGCAAATCATCTTTTAGATAATTTAATTTTTACTCACGATGATGCACGTCATCCTAATTATGACGAGTTTAACAAAGGTGTAATGTCACAATATTTAATGGATGAACTAGGTCATGATATTTGCCGACAAGATGCTGAAAACGCACTTACAGGTGATAATAATCTTTCTTTATCTGATTTATTAGAGCATCATGGGATAAATGGTTATTATCAAAATGGTAAAATGAAAAAATTCACTACTGAAAACAGTTTTAATCAAAAATACAAAGATGGTAGAAATCTTGATGGTGAAACTTGGGGGCAAGTTGCTTTAAGAGAAAAAAGAGCCGCTGTAGAAAATAATGCTATCAAATGGCCTTCTTTAAGTAAAACGGGTATTGAGTTCGGTAATTTAAATAAAAAGCACATTAAAGAAATTTTAAATTGGGCAGATTATTATAGAAAATTAGATAAAACACCAGCAGAAATGAATTTAAGTGAAAAAACAGGTAAAGCATCACCTTTATGGTCAGCATATACAAATTGGGCTGAAGGGAAAAAAGCACCTCATAGAAATCTTAATGAAAATGCACATGCAAACGAAGTGATGGAAAGAAGTGGAAATAAATGGAAATGGAATGATATGGTTAATTTTCTCGGTTTCAACGAAAAGACAAATGAGGATGGTAGTATTACTTATAGTGAAAGGGGAAAACATGACATGTTACCTTTGCGAAATACACCATATTTTACTAACAAAGAAATGCAAGCAGTAAAAGAACATTATGAACATAGTAGAAGTTTATCTAATAAATCTAAAAATATTAGAAATATTTCAAAACCTTTTAGGATAGGCTCTAATGGTATTAGAAAAGAAGATTTACCTAAATCTGAAGATGGAATAACGGAATACGGTGTAGATAAAGGATTCTTAACAAGTGAAAAAGATGAAAATAAACTTGAAGGTTTAGGTAGAATGTTTCATGACATTTACGATACAAGGGGTGGACATGGTATATCTGATACTCAGTTCTTATCTATTTTACATGACCATCATGCACACTATGTAAATAAAAACGCTAAAGTCGGTGAAGTATATTCAAAATCTATTTTTGGTGAGAAAAGACGACAAAGTTTAGACGATATTAATGAACAAGGTAAATCTCAATCATTTAGTAGTACTTTATCCCCTTTGATGCACAATGAAAAAATAACAGGTTTAATTAGTTTTTTACTACCTAGTAATTTACCAGCAGGTGCAAGAATACATAAAGGGGTAAAAGACATAATGAGTTTACACGGTTCAAGTTCTATTAGAACTCGAAAAGATGAAAATGGTAATGTAACATTATCACCCGGTTTAAATGATAAAAATGATACTGACCGTATATCGGCTAGACATCCTGATGTAATCAATCAAGGTAAAAGAAGAGATAAATTTGGCGACATAGATGGTGGAGATGCATATTTTATTAATACACATGGTAAAAATCCACATGTTTTACACGACCCCTACGTTGTTAGTAATCGAGTCAATTCTTTCATTTCAGATGGTAAAATTAACAATCTATCGAAAATAAAACAAATATTAGGCATGAGCCATGCTATGAGTCATAGAGGTAGTGATATTGTATCAGATATAAGGCAAAAAAATGATATTGGTGATTTTTGGGGTTTTGATTTTGGTTTACATAATAATGGGAAACCTAATACATTCCTTAAGAGTAAAGATATTTTAAGCCCTGAAAATATTAAAAAATTAAAAATAAATACAGATATTGACGAGTCACAATTAAGAGAATTACTTGCTTTGTCAACTAAAGTTGGGAGAAAAGAGTTTGCAGATGAGATACATGATTTTACACAATCACCGATAAATAATCAAGAAATACAACAAGGTACTGTTGAAGACATAGGTTCTCTTTTAGAACAATTAAAAGGAGAAAAATTAGAATTAGAAACTAGAAGAGATTCAGCAGGTCTATCATATGAGAAATTTGGCTCAACACAACAAGATTATGATAAAGGTCCATTAAATGATTTTAGTAGAACTTCTGCTATCTATAAGCCGTTAAATACTAGTGAAAAAAATAGATTAAAAGAGTTAGATGAAGAAATAAATCATGTACAAAATCAACTAAACGTGATAGAAGATAAGCATTATTCTAATAGTTTCAGTGCAGAAAAAAATCGTTTTGACCACGAAGAAGAAGGGAGAGTAAGAGATGAACATGCTAAATTGGATTTTGCTAAAGAACATTTGTTACCTAAAGTGCTTGAAAATTTTCCAGATGCTTTTAATGCAGATGTAGTAGGGGCACACCAAGTCAAAATTAACATGGCACAATTATTGCACGATGCAGAAATTGGATTGTTAACTGTACCTCATAAAGTGCATAATTTGAAAAGTTATGGTAGTGTAATAGGTGAAAGTGAATCGCAGACTATGCAACAACTTAGTAAAACAGGTAAAGGTCATCATGACGATATACAGAAAATAATGAGTCAACATGGAGTTGGTTTGAATGATTTTGGTAACGATGAATATGGTAATTCTAATTTAACTGCACAAAATTTAGTAGAAAAACTTGGTTTAGAACTTAATCCAGATAATTTAATGTATGCTCAACAATTAATAAACAGTCATATTGGTAAAAATAATAAAGTTATGACTTTAGGACAATTGCTTAGTAAGCATCCAAATCTTTCAAAAATACCCAAATTAGATGAAAATGGGGAACAAATGATAGATGAAAATGGGGAACAAATCTATGAAGATACTTGGGATAAAACTAATAATTCTAAAGAACGTCAAGAACTACTTGCAAGTCATTATAGAAAAGCATCGCAAGCCGTACCGCCTACTTTAGAAAAAATACCTAAAAGAGATGAATTTGGTAATTTAGTAAAAGATGAAGAAGGTAACATGGTGTTTGATATGCAACCTAAAAAAATATCAAGAGGTAAACTAGCAACAGGTGGCTCTTTTGATTTACATCCAAATCCTACTAAAGTAAGAAACGAGCATTATAGAACTCATCCAATATATAATCACATAAGAGATATACATAAAAAAATGAATATTTCTCCAAAGAGTGCACAATTTGATTCATTAAAAAATGATTACGGTTTAGTCTATGAAAAGAACGGTGAAATAGGAAGTGGTATGAATGTAGGGAAAAAACAGCATAAAGACAATTTACATAACATGTTAGACAGTGTTATAGTTTATGATGCTGATTATGATGAAAAACTAGCCAACCCGACTGATGAAAAAACAATAACTAGACCAAGTTTTTCACAAGGTGAAGTAGAAATACATCCACATCATGAACAGAAAGGTAGAACCTTATCTACAGTATATACTGGTGGCGGTATTGCTCCAATAGCAAGTACTATGACAAACTCACAAGCAAATTTCGCATTTAATTTCACCAAAGGAGGAAATATAAACATAGGGAATTATGCTACACCTCGTGCTCATGTTCCGCCACCTGCTGGTGTTTACCCATATATATTAGGGGAAGAACAACATCAAATGAATACAAATGTCGTTTTAGGAGACCAAACATCGGCTCAAATACATGAAAATCCTCAAACGTCTTCTCAAAGTGACGAACTTGTTTATGCTGATATATCTCATGTGGCTAAAGCCGAATTGCCTATAGAAATGCCTTTAATAGAACCTTTACATAAAATATTCAAAATTACCGATATTGAACAATTAAGAGGATTTACTGGTGAATGGGTGGCTTCTATACAAGAAGATGGTAAAAGATTGAAAGTAAAAAGAACAGGAAACAGAATTACTTTAACTGATGGAAATGCACAAAGAGTAGATAGTTATAGTGAAATGGATAAGTATTTTAGAAAAATTACTAGTAAAAATTATGTTATAGATGTCATTATGAATGACGAAGGTATTTTCATCAGTGACGTAATGCATTACGATGGGACAGATGTGACCGATTTAGATACTAGAGATAGAATGAAACTACTTAGAGGTCAGTTTGAAAGTCATAATTTTATTCATGTGCTTGGTCCTTCAACTTTAAAAATTACAGACGAAGATGGTCTTGAAAATGCAGTGAAAGATTTACTATCTGATAATAAAGATAAAAAGATATTACTAAGAGATGCTAAATCTACATATATGAAAGGAGAAGAAAAACATCCGAAATGGATTATGATGACTAAGTCATACGATGATTATCATATTCCTTTTGATATGGAAATTGAAAATGAACAGTTCATATTACATTTTGCTGACGACATTGTGAAATATGATATTTTAGATGACGGGGTATTACTAGACGTTTTGAATCCTAAAAGTATGTTAGGGGAATTGTATGATGATAATTATCCATTAACATTAGCCAAAAGTTTAGAAAAATATTGGCAACCTGCGTTTCGTCAAATGTGGAAAGCAGAAAAAAAGAAACGCCTTACATCTAAAGTTGATATGAATATGCCGAGTAAACCTAACGATAAAAAAATTGAAGTTGAAAGTGCAGGTATTATTGATGCTGATGATGAATCTAGGATAATGAAACCAAAAAGAGAGCAGATGTTAAAAACATTAGAATTGATAGCAAGGGCATTAGACGTTTTAGAAAAAGGGCACAGTAATATGGCTGGTAGAGGG